TTGTCCTCGACGCGCGCGGCGACCATGCCGACGCGGCTGCCGGTGCGGTTCTCGTGGTTGGTCAGCAGCGGGACGGTGTCGGGGATTTCCATCCCGGACAGATCGACGACGACCGGATGCTTCCAGCCGGGCAGAGTCATCTTGCCGCCCGAATAGGCCACACCCTTCACTTTCGGCTTCCCGCCCTCGGCGGCGGCTTCGATGGTCACGAACTCATTCATGGTCTTGGTTCTCCTGCGTTGTTGGGGTGATGTCGGGATCGATGAGGCCAAGCTCCCGCATGAGGGTCTTTTCCCGGGCGCGCTGGCGAAGCTCGGCTTCCCAGTCCAGGCCCTGGCGGGCGTACTCGTGCGAAAGAGTGGTCGTGTTGCTCTCCAGCCTGAGGCGCTGGGCGTTGGCTTCCTTGTAGGGATCGACGTGCTCGAGCCCGTCCCAGAACCACTGGTGCGGGCCCTCGATCTCCAGGTCGCGCATCAGGGCATACTCCCGGAGCCAGGTGGCCAGGATGCGGTCGAGCACACGCGCGGCGATAAAGGCCTGATCCACGCGGATGGCCTTGTAGTAGGTCTGGTGGTCCAGGCGGCCGGAGGCGTAGTTGTAGCCGGACGAGTTTCCGGCGGCGATGTTGTACGGCAGGTTCAGGCAGCGGGCGATCTCGTTGAGGATCTCGCGCTTGAACTCGGCATAGGTGGTCGAGGGGTGCTTCGGATCGAGCTGCGCCATCTTCCAGCCACCGGGCATGGTCAGCAGCATGTTGCGCTCGAGCTGCACCAGGTCCATCGGCTCGACGGCATCGGCTTCGCCCGACGCGGGCGCGTCCGTATAGAGAATGCCCGCGAAGTCGGCGGCCGCTTCGGCGGCGGACAGGACCGCGAGGGTGTAGCGGCGGAGCTGTGCGAAGAGGGGCAGCGCAGGGGTGATTTCGGGAATGCCCCGGTGCAGTTCCGGACGGTCGGCCCGGTAGATGTGGATCATCGCCTGCGCGGGAACGTCGAGAGCGTTCCGCCCGTAGTCGAACTGCGAGCCGCCTGGATGCTGCTTCAGCACCCGGTAGCTCGTGGGGTTGCCGTGTGCATCCAGGCGGATGCCATCGACTTCGTCGCTACGTCCGATGACACTCAGGTCGCTGGTTACTCGGTCGGCCTCGACCAGACCGAGGTCGATCTGGATGTCGTGCTCGACGGCGGGATTCTCCACCAGCATGGCAAAAGACTCACCATCCTGGCAACGGGACATGCGCATGGTGCGCAGTTTCTCGGGGAGGCGTACGGCCTGGGACCAGGCGCTGAACTCGCGCTCCACGTCGCGGTTCAGTTCATCGTCCTCGGTGAGCATCTGCAGCCGGGGCCCGGTGCCGATTGTGTCGTTCGCCAGCGTCAGGACGATGCCCTTGGCGTAGCTGTTGTTCGCGACCTCGTATCGGGCACGCTCCCGCAGTGCCTTGCGCACGTCCGGGCTGGCCTCCGCGTCGGCGGAGTGTCCATCGGCGGCGGCCCAGTGCTTCCGGTTTTCCGGCGTAGTCTGCGCCGCATCGAAACGCCCGCGCACGATCCGGCAGCTCCGGGGCTGGCGGGATTGGTCGGGGTAGCGCCTGAACAGGTTGGAGAGAATGGTCAGCATCGTGTCAGCAGGCCCCCGGTGGGATCATCTTGCCGACGCGGATGCCCATCCCCTTCCGCTTCGCGGCTTCCTTCGAGGCCAGGTAGCGGTCGGCCGCCATCTGGTCCTGGAGGGAGTGCTGCTCAACGGAACCCGAATCGCCGCTGGCACGGCGCGGTCCCTGAGCGTTCTCGCGGATGTTCTGGTCCAGTGGCTCGGTCATCGGCATCTCCGAAATGGGCGGTTTCTGCGCATACCCATTTCTTTCACCGTGATCCGGCGAACTGGCGGAAATGTCGGGTGATTCTCTACGGAAAGATGAGCAATCAGCGCCTTGGGTGACGCCTTAGATCAGACAGCTTGATCCGCTCGCGTTTGGGCGCGGCTACTTCCTGGGTGCCGGGCAGGACCGCACCCTCGATGCTGGCGGCGACCGCACAGCCGACGATCCCGTCGAGCCAGTGGTTGTCGTGTGCTTCCGGGCGGAGTTTCCACTCGTCCACCACTCTTCCACGCCCCTCGGTCTTCACCCGATACTCGGCGGTGAGGTGTTCAGCGAAGAGTTGATGCGCCACCGGGTCACGCCCGTACAGCGACAGACAGCCTCGGTCGCCCATGGGAACGGCGAGGCGGGCGTGGATGAAGCTCTTCCAGTAGTTGGTGTCGTAGAGGACGTGCCGGATGGCACGCTTGCCGCGCACATTGGGGATGCGCCAGTTGTGGCCGACCCGGTCGCCGCGCTTCTTCTTGTACTCGGCGAACGGGGTGCTGGACGCGCCGACGTAGCGTCCGTGGCTGGGGAAAAGCACGGCGGCGTGGGCGCTCTGGCGGCAGAATTGGTAGACCACGTCCGTTGACGTGCCCCAGTTGGCATCGATCAGGCAGCGTCCGATCTTGAGCATGGCCCCGTCGTCGCGCTGCCACTCGCGGCCCAGGAGCTTGCCGGTCAGCGCTTCGAGCCCGGCGTAGATGGAGCCTTCGAGGCCCGCACCACTTTTCACCTCCAGCAACGTGGGACTGGCGTCGCGCAACGTGTAGTAGCGCCGCCCCTGGTCGGGGAATGCGCCGTAGTCCACGAGGTAGCCGGTAAAGTCCGACTCCCAAGCGCACACCGCCCAGAACAGCAACTTGCCCTGCACGTCGATGAACATGGTGAGGTGGTTGCAGCCGATGGGGATTTCCCCGCGCTTGTGGCCGTTCAGCTTCTGCGCGATCTCGTCGACCGTGAGCTGTTCGTCTTCGCCGAGGTCCTCCGGCAGCGGCTCGTTCTGGTATTCGGCCCAGAAGGCCGCCTCGTCCTGTAGCTTCAGGTTCATGGCATGCTGCAGCGCCGAGGCCTCGTCGTGGTTGAAGCGCGCCGCCCACGCCACATCCGCCCCCTCGTCCATCTCGTCCTGGTGCGTCACATAGAACGCCGTAGCATCGCTGAGGTCGCCGTGTTGCCGCAGACTCTCCGCCCGGATCTCGGCATACTTCTCCCACAGCTTCTCGTTCTCCGGGAAGGCGTAAACCATCTTTGTGCGTTCGCCGTTCCATTCCGGGTGCTTCTCCCGGTCGAGAATGCGGTCGGCCATGTCGCCGGGCCGGATCACCGTGCAGGGCATGATGCCGGAGATCTTCTTCCCGGGCCCCGCCAGGCCGAGCACGGCCCCGGCGAGGATGCGTTCGCGGTTGGCGCACTGGGAGAGCGACCGCGCCGACTCGTCGGTCTGCGGGTCATCCAGGATCACCAGAGACGGACGCACGGTCTGGCCGTCGGGCCGCTTGAACTTCATCCCGCGAATCCGCCCGGTGATGCCCGCCACGCGGATGATGGCCCCGGACGCCTCGCTTCCGGCGATGGTCGGCAGGACGATCTCGTTGGCGGTCCAGCCGATCTGGGTGCGGTCGCCCTTGTAGAGCTGCCCCGAGCAGCGATTGGCGATCCCTTCGAGCGAGTGGATCGGGTAGCACACCGCCGGGAAGTCCTCGAGCAGCAGGTCGTTCGACTCCAGTTCCGTCTTGATCGAGTCGAGCATGCCCAGGGCGTGCCCCTCGTCCGAGCCGATCAGCGTCACGAAATCCCGATGCCCGTAGAGCATCGCCCACAGACATGCACACTCCGCAAGGCTCGACTTGCCGCTGCCGCGCGGCATGGCCATGGCGAACAGGCCACCATGCAGGACTGCCTGCTCGATCTTCGCGATCACGCGCAGGTGGTCGTCCGACCACTCCAGGTGGAAGGTCTGGGGGAAGTAGGCGTCGCAGAACCCCCGGAAGCTGGTCCGGCATTGCTCGCGCCGCTCGGGATCGACCACTTCCGGCAGTTCCCCGATGTCGCGCCCGGCAGCGGACAGCGCGGCGTTCCGGGCCCGGGCCGCCTCCTTCATCGCCTCGTAGTCGCGCGCGGTTTGCTCGGGCTGCGGGCCGTGACGCTCGTCCACCAGCCAGGCCAGGTACTTGAATAGGTTGACCGTGCGGCCGTCCGGCGAGATGCGAAAGCCCGCGCGCTGCCGGTGCCGGTAGAGATGGCGGTCATCGATCACCGTCCCCAGCGACGTCGAGTTCAAGAGCCGCGTCAGGTCGGATGGTTTGAGTTTGGAGGGATCAATCGCCATCGGCCATCCTCTGCACGAGCCAGGCGGCGTACTCGATGAGGTTCACGGTCCCGTCATCGTTCACCGGGGCACCCGCCTCGAGGTCCGCTTGGATGGTTTCGGGCGACACGTGCCGGGCCCCGGCGCGCGTCAATACGTCACTGATCTTGCGCGGCTCCATGGCCGTGATTCGGGGTTCATTGGCGTGATTCCGGGACGTCATCGAAGAATCTCCAGAATCATCGCGGAATTCTGCTCGACGCGCCTTGCTGAGGGCGCACTGAGGCCGCTTAATGAGTGGCGTAAGATGTTCTCGTTGAGCGAGAACCGCACCAGATAACACGAACGGAGGCCACGATGAAGACGACCGCGAAACAGACCGCCAGAGAGACCTACGAGACCCGCCAGCGCGAGATCGCCGCGATGCTCGAGTTCCTGAAATGTGAACTCGAAGGCCACGCCGAGAAGGCCAACGAGGACGGATTGACCTGGTGCCACGTCGGCGACTTGGCACACATCCGCGAAAACCTGAAAGAGACATTGGTCTTTGTGATGGGCGGGTACGACGAAGAGGCCACCGGGAAGATGATCGAAGACGCTGTCGCCGACGCCCTGGCGTAGACGCACCAACACGAGGAGAACAGGACCATGGCCGTCAACCAAAGCCTCCAGAAGAAGTTCGAGGAGATCGCGAAGCAGCATCTCGATGTCGAGACGCTTGCGGAACGGAAGAGCGACCGATTGGATTTCATCGAATGCTCCGTATGGGGCATTCAAGCAGCGCTCGAGGCGGCGTACCACCTCGGGCTGGAACAGGGACGCAAGGCCAAGCGCACGGAGCGCTGAGCCGCAACACAGGAGACAGACACCATGCGCAACGAAGACATCCACATCGGGACCGCCTACACCTGCAAGGTCGGGCGCAACACCATCCGCGTGACCGTGACCGAGGTCTTGCCGGACGGCGGCTGGCTGGTCGAGACGCACACGGGCCGGACCATGACCATCCGCAGCGCGGAACGGTTCATCGAACCGGCGGACGCGCCGGAAGCGGCCACCCCGCGCGCCGACGCAACCGAGACGGAGCCACCCCCGGACCAGGGAACGGAACGCGACAACGGCGAACAGGGCGCGGACACGGGCGAGACCGGCGGGACCATGAGCCTGCTGGACGCGGCCGCCCACCTTCTCGGGCAGACCGACGATGCGATGCGTTGCAGGGACCTGGTCGAACAGGCGCGCGAGCAGGGGCTCTGGGCACCGAAGCGGGGAGGTAAGACACCCGACCGGACGCTCTACGCAGCGATCCTGCGCGAGATCAACACCAAGGGCGATGCCTCCCGCTTCCGCAAAGTCGAGCGGGGCCATTTCGCCTTGAACGCCTGATCGGGACACACAGAACACATCCATCCTCTCCTACGCCTCGGCATCCGCCGGGGCGTTCTCTCTCGGGGTGAGGGATTCCCAGTCGCAGCCTTCGCCGTGAACGAACTCGGCCCAGCGCTTGCGGATGACGTCGCAGTAGAGCGGGTCGATCTCCATCAGGAAGCCGCGACGCCCGGTCTGCTCGCAGCCCATCAGCGTCGAGCCGGAGCCGCCAAAGAGGTCGAGGACGTTCTCGCCGCGCTGGGAGCTGAACTGGATCGCCTGCACCGCCAGCGCCACCGGCTTCTCGGTGAGGTGGATCATGCTCTGCGGATTGACCTTCTTGATGTGCCAGAGGTCGGTGGCGTTGTTCGGCCCGAAGAACCGGTGGGCCGCGCCTTCCTTCCAGCCATAGAAGCACCACTCGTGCGCGCCCATGAAGTCCTTCCGCGTGAGAACGGGGTGCTGCTTGTCCCAGATCACCGCCTGGCTGAAGTAGAGCTTGTGCTTCTTCAGGAACGGCGGGTAGTTGCCGCAGTTGGCGTAGCCGCCCCAGATGTAGAAGCCGTGGCCGGGCAGCAGCACGCGCGCGATGTTGCCGAACCAGGCGTCCAGCAACCGGTCGAACTCCTCGTCGGTGACGAAGTCGTTCTCCAGAGGACGGTCCTTTGGGCGGAGTTGGGCGTGGGTGGCGTGTGCTTTCTCGGGGTGGCGCTCGACATCCAGCTTCTGATGGTGGGTCTGGGTGAAGCTCGACAGTCCGGCGGCGATGGCGTTGTTGCTGCGCGGTTCGACCTTGACGTTGTACGGCGGGTCGGTGTTCGCCAGGTGAATCGGCTGACCGGCGAGGAGTTTGTCCAGGTCGCCGGGCTCAGCGGAATCCCCGCACATCAGGCGATGTTCCCCGAGCTGGTAGATCGCGCCGCGCACGCTGACCGCCTCGTCGGGCGGCTCCGGGACACTGTCCGGATCGGTCTGGCCGTCCGTCACGACCTCGTTGTCGCCGCCGAGCAGGCGGGTCAGCTCGTCATCGTCGAACGCCAGGACATCGAGGTCGAAGTCCGCCCCCTGGAGGTCCGCGATCTCGATGCGCAACTGATCGAAATCCCACTCCGCCAGTTCGGCGGTCTTGTTGTCGGCGATGCGGTAGGCTTTGACCTGCTCGGGCGTGAGGTCGGTAGCCACGTGGACCGGCACCTTCGCGAGCTGCAGCTTCTTCGCCGCCTTCCAGCGGGTGTGGCCGCAGATGATCACGCCATCGCCATCCACCACGACGGGCTGGCGAAAGCCGAACTCACGGATGCTCTCCGCGACGGCGTCCACGGCGGCGTCATTCAGGCGGGGGTTCTTCTCGTAGGGGGTGATGCTGTCGATGTCGCGCAGTTCGATTTGCATGGATGCCGGTCTCCGGTGTGGTTCAAGAGCTGGTCGGGCAGTCAACGCGCCCATGTCCATTTCTTTCACCACACCCCGGCAAACTGGCGGGATCGTACCTTCCGGAATTGCTCCGGACACCGAAAACAAACTGTGCTCTACAAGGCGACTGGTTCCCGCGCGGGGCCGGGCCTCGTTTCGCCCGGAAGTACCTATCGCCTTGGCCTGCCCCCTTCCTGCTTGCCGTCAGCCCATGGCCCTCAGCCGAAACCCCACACCTCGCGCACGTGATACGCGCTCAGCGGCGTGAGGGGGTAGGCGTGTGGAGTTGTGGAGTTTTGGAGGAGAGAGTAGTTATCTCTCTATTATACGGTCATTTACAGCTCAAAATAACTCCACATTAACTCCACAGAACTCATCACAGGGCTGGTCCGGGACGGGGAGTTTCCGGCGGGAATTGCCGTGACGAGCGGCCGAACTCCACAGATGTGGACCGTTTGTGGAGTTTTCTGTGGGGTTTCGGGTGGGCTCGAAAATCGTGCCAGGCGGCCTACACGAGTCAGGTTGACGGGATGTGCTGGATTGCTATTTTGGTACTTCCGTCGGCAGCACGCGTATTGACTGCGCCGCCAGACACGCAGACACCTTCCCATCGAGGACAAAATGAGGCCATCAGAAGACAAGATAAGCGAGTGGACGGACAGGATTCATGCGTACTTCCACACGCTTGACGATGGCGACGAAAACGACGAAGCGGTCGATGTGTTTGAGCTGTATCTTCGGAGCTTCGCAGAGATGCTCCAGGTCATCTGTCAGGGGCTGAGGGCACGCGACGAGTGGGAGTTCTTCTATATCGGAGGTCTTGCTTCCGCACGCTCGAAGAAGATGGCGCAGGATTTCCGCTTCGGCGCTTATCTGCTGAATGAGTACTATATGGAATGCAGCATACCGTACCCCATCCACCTGAAGAAGATGCCCGATGATTTCTGGCGCATTCTGTTGCAGTTGGGCGAGTTCGGCAACTTCGGATTTGGAGAGAATCGCACCTCGGCGGCAGGGAAGAGCAACGTCTTCAAGATGATCCGGGCCTATTCAGAAATCGAGGTGGCGACCGACGAGTTTGACGACGATCCGTTTATGGATTTCGGCTTCCTCACTGTCAGCTGGCCCTTGAGCACGTCTATCGGTGAACTGTTTGCCGCTGCTGCCGATGTGCTACCGAGGATGCACCGCCTTAGCTACATGCTCTACCGCGCTGAGTACATCGCGCAGAAAGCACGGGATAAGAGAAGCAAGATGGCTTGATGGCTGGGGGCCTGGTCGCGCGTTTGCAGGTCGAGTTCCTGGTCATCGTGGAAGGAGAACTGGTTCGGTGGCCGTTGCCGACAAAGCGGCGATGGAAGACTCGTGAACAACTGGTCGGAAGCTGGGATGCCACAACCTCTTGAAATATCCATGTTCCACTTTCGCTGCTTTCTCTGCGGCGGAGATCCTGATGAGTTGCCTCTTCGAGAGTATCTGGCACAATGGCAACGCTCTGACCCACCCCGGCTTTGGATGCTGCTTGCCATTCTGGAGCAGGCCCTTCATGCCGTTGAGCACGGCTCTGCGCGTTGGCTGACGAAGAGGTTCCGCAGGACTTCAGAGCGGTTCCGTAGTGCTCTGATTGAGTCGCGGTTGCCGGTTCCCGACATTGGGAGCTGCCCTCTCAGGAGGTCCGGAACAGGCGGTCGCGTTCTCGCCTTCGACCGAGTATGCCCTGCCTGCTTTACCGAGGCTGGTGAACGGAAGGTCGGGAACTACTTCACAGACTGGCCAGAGGCCTGCAAGGTGCAGACGGGCAACCTGCTCTATGAGAGCGGACTGGTGCTTTGGGCCGTGCTGCACTCGCTTCCGGATTGGGCGTCCGGTGAGATATTGGCCGACCTCAATCGGGTCCGTCTCGGGCTGCGAGAGGTGGGAAGTGCACTGTCACTTCTGGAGTGCCCACAATGCGGGCGGTTTACCTCTTGTCTCCACGGGCACCCCAATCCAGAGGAGAACGGCTTCTGTCGTTGGTGCCTGGATATGGGAGGGGGCCTGGGTGGTTTCATGTCGATTACCGTCGATGAGAACGGCGCGCTTTGTCCGGTCGTGCAATGTGACCACACAGCTCCGGCGCGGAACTGCTGGGATGTACTTCCGCCTGAGGTGAAATCGAAGATTCAATCCCAGCAAGAGGACGGTCAGCAGGGCTAAGCACTTTCCCATGCTCTGGAGGTTCTCTCCGTCGTCCAATCACTCACCCCCTCAATCGGTACTGTGGCTTCATAGGCCCCCGCTGCGGCATCTGGACCTCGATCAAGTCCTGCGCCACGAGTGATTCCCGGACTTCCTCGATCTTCTTCTCGGGCCACCGCAGTCGTCGGCTCAAGTCCCAGTGGGCCATGAATTCGCCGGGTTTCCGGTTGGCCCAGCGTGTGAGGATCTCGATGAGTTTCTTGCAGTCGGCGTCGAACTCGCTGTCGGCCACGTAGAGGTCGGCCATGTAGAGCATGCGCCGGGTCTGGTGCTCGACCATCGCCCAGGCCCAGTCGATCCCGGCGACGGTGATCTGCGGGCTCTCGTGGTTCTCGCTGCAGGCGTAGAGCAGCGCCAGCTTGCGGACCTTCTCGTAGGCGCGCGCCCAGATCGCCATCTTGGTCTCGTCGCCCTGTTGCTGGGCTTCCTCGTAGGCGTCGTCGGTTAGCGCCCAGATGGCCTGGCTCCGGGCCGT